GCCATCATTTGCTGCCACGCAATCACCGCGATCGCGATCGCGATCGCCAGGTAGTACGCGGCAAGCAGCGTGCCCCCAGTCCTCCAGCGTCTTTTCATGGGTCTCCTCCAGCTTGTTGGCATGCAGCGCTATTCGACTGGTACTAAGCGGCTTTGTCTTTCAGGCTTTTCGTTGCGTTTACGCGCGACTGCGGGTAGTATCGAACTGAAGGCGAGCGGCCTCATTGAAGCTGTTGAAGCTGGAGAATTTGCTCGTGGTACTGCGCTTTTTCCGCTCGCCTTCACCCTACGAATTGCCGTGCAATCCCTCGTCGTGTCCCGAGTAAATCTGCGGCCCGGTGGCTTCTGGATTTCCTGGAGGTTGCGACGGTGGTCCACCGAACAGCCCTTGGGGCATCTGTAACGGCTGGGCTCCTCCAATAGCTTTGGCTGTGTCTTGCCCTTGCTGCGCAATCTGCTGGGCAGCTTTGATTCCCATTTCGATCACAGCTTGCTGGATTCTCTTTTGCTGTAATTGCAACACCTGCTCTTTGTAGTGAGCCACGAGCTTTTGGAGCGCTTCCGGATCGCTGTGCTGCGGGTCCGCTTCGGCCTTCTTGATGTCCATCATGTGGCGGACTAGGTGCTGCATATCGTTGTCGGCCGGGTTGACGTGGATTTCTTCCCCGTGTAACAACTGGGTCCATTCCGTTTTCGGGTCCACCGTCATATCCGGCGCCGGAGGCTTCGGCACCATGTCAGCGAAGGCTTCATCGCCCAACGCCTCGTGCGCTTCGCGCGTGGTCTCCCACAGCGCAACCGGGTCTTGCATTATCAGGGGGTTTTGCAGATCGAGCTGATACCGGGCAAGGGTCTTTTCCTTGTCGGCTTCGCGCGAGTACAGTGAGGTCGCGAACTGGAGCCGGAAGTCGTAGCGGCCGTCGCGGTCCTCATGGCTGAGGATCGAGCCGCCTTGGTTCACCGGGAACGCGCCATCCGCGTCTTCTTCGGTCACGCGGAAGAATGTCTCGGCTGAAGAGAACTCGTACTCCAAGTTCCAGAAATGGGAGAGCACCACGCTCATGTCTTCGCGCAGCGTCTTGGTATCGAGGCTGATGCGGACATTGCCCTCTTCGAGCAGACTGACGGTCTGTTGGGCTGTTCGCGGCGCGTTGGGCCGGTCGCTCTGCCGCCCCATCTGCAGATCCGACATGCCGGTCAGCTTCTCGCCGTACGCGAGCACGCACTGTTCTTTCCACTGCGCGATCGCCATATCAGCTTTGATTTCGAGCTGTTTCACGTCGGTGCCGGGGTTGTCGCTCGGCACAGCCAGGCCGGCCGCAACACGGAAGCTTTCGGGATTGAAGCCTGACGCCGGCCGATAGAATAGCGGCGGGTTCATGGCGAGTTGCCCGGCCTCGGTTGCTTGGTTATGATTGACTCGTAGCTCATCTTCCAGGTCGATGAGCATCTCCGCCATGCCGGGGGACCAATAGCTCCCATCCTTGATCATCGAACTCTCGACGAAGGGCCTTCGGTCCTTCATGGTCGGGTAAAGCTCTTGCAGATCCTGCACGCTTATGACGAGGTGCAAGTCCCACAGGTAGCGGACAACAAAGTCTTTCTGGCGCATCTGGCGCTTGGCGAAGTCCCACTCCGAAGCGTCCTTGTTCTTGCCTTTGAGGGGGCGCCACCGGCCATACCACTCGAGTACCAGGACAGATTCACCCGCGGAGATTGGGCGCTCGTACATCAGGCCCTCGGCCGCATCCTGCTCCCGCTTGATTTCGTCACCCTCGGTTTCGCGTTGGATGCCGTGTTGGGCCAGGTTTAAAATCTGGCTCCAGTTTTTGGTGATGTTCTGGTAGCGTCCTTCCTCTTCTCCCTTGAGGAGCTGGTCCGGGCTGATTCGATACTTGCGAATCACGAAGCTAAACTCGTGCAGCGAGTCAACTTCTTCGCACGGGACGATGAAGTCGTCAGGCCATAACGGCTTGAACTCGGGTCCTTCGTAGTCGACTATTTCTTGGCCTGCCACATCGTACGTGTCGCGCTTCCACGGCGCGTATGCGATGGAGCGGCCGAACAGGAGCTTGCGGAGGACAAACACGCAAAACAGGTTGGTCAACTTCATGGAGTTGAACACGCGCCAGGTCATGTACTTCGAGATTTTCTTGTCGCGCTTATGATCCGATGGACCTACCGGGACCGCCACGATTTCGGCATCGTCGCCAAATAGCGCGTCCATTTCCTTGGACCACTTCGTGAAGATATTCCACCTGATGTAAGGGACGGGGACGTTGCTCGCGGCTTCTTCGCCTTGCGCCGGGGCGTCAACGGACGCGCGCCAGCGGCGGTAATACTCTTTCCATTTGAGGATGCGCCGCTCATGGTCCGCCAGCGCCGCGCGATAGTCGGTTTGGATTCTGGCGGCTATCCGGGTTAGTTCCGCCGCCGGCCATTTTAGTTGGTAGGTCTTCTGTTCGGGAGCGGCTTGCGGCGTTTCGGCGGGTTCTTGCGGGAGAGTAGGCGTCACACGCCGTTATTCGACGGGCAAATCCGACGGGCTCTTACAGCAGGTCGGCGGGCAAATCCGACGGGCTCAGCGAGAGAGACTCGCCGACGACCTTCTTCTGTTTCCGGGGTCTTGGCTTAGCTTGGAGATAGACGACTTTCGGGGGCTTCGGCTGCTCCAGGTCGAGCGCGAGAGTGGCGTAGTCGCGGCACGCCAACGCGAGCGGCTGAAGCTCGGCTTCCGGGAGCGAGCCTCGCTCCAGCTTTATGGCGAGTTCGGTGAGGAAGTCCGAGGGCGCCATTTAGCTGCCTTCGAGTGCCCTGCGAATTGCCGCTTGCATCAGTAGGTCGGGGTCCTCGACAGGCGAGTACTTCGCGTGGAAACTATCGGGAGGACAAACCGACAAACGCCCTTCGTCTGTGACTACCCAGTAATCGCCAATTTCGGGATGATGCCAGGCTTGCAGTTCCGCCGTCGCAACCATGCCTTGCCCGTTATCGAGCCGGATGGGGGACGCGCCGTCCATGTCGCGCGACCCGACAGACAGGATGCGAAACGCCTCGACTCTCTCGGGCCTTGACTGGTACCTCATGCGGCGTCCACCGCGTTGCGCAACTGGTTCTCGATCGCCGACACCGGAATGTAGAACGGATGGTGGATCACGTCGACGGTGAGGACCTGGCTTGCCGGATCGTACGTGTAATTGGCGGTGACGCCGTGCCCGGTGATGGTCGTGTCGGTGACGGTCGCCTGCGCGGCGAGCTGCGTTTTCATGGCCGCGAATTTCGCGGGAGTAACTGGAGTGATGGTCATGGTTTCCCTTTCGTGGCGTAGAACTCGGTATCGGCCTTATCGAGCGCAGTAGCGTGGCTCACCGCGTTCTTGACGTGGTTTCGTTGGATCGCGTCGAGGACGTCCTCGGCTTCCTCGTCGACGGGGTTCTTGTCGTGGCGCCCGATCTCGCTTGAGATCGTTTCTTCCGGGGGAGCGCCGCACAGCGACGCTAAGGAGCGGTCGATGTTGTAGAGGAAAGCGACGACGCGGTTCATTTCGCGTCACCCGCGAGAATGAGCCCGATGCCGGCGGCGATACTGGCAATTTGCACAGTATGGGCGGGCCACAATACCGCGGCGATCGCCGCGAGGCCCGCGACGGTCGACTTCGGATTGTCCCAGCCACGCCGCCAGACTTTCATTTCGCTCCCGGCTTCCATACAATTCCGAATTCGACAATCGGATTCCAGCCGCCAAGCGTGGGCATATACAACGCCCGAATCGGGACCATGAGAGCGAACGTCGGGCTCAACTGCCTCACGTACGTGATGGTGACCGCAGCCGAAACGCCAGATGTGGCGCTGCCGGCCGCCGACGCTTGAGCGAAGGAAAAGCCTGCATCCGCGCCGAACAGGACCATGTTGCTTGGGTCCTGGTGCAACACCTTGTGAACGCCCTCGCGGACCGAGGTCTGAAAAATGTATGCGGTTTTCCCGCTGACTACAGCTTTGACCGGAAACAGGTCCGTCGTGGTGGACTCATAGACGCCAGCAGTGCTTGAAACTGGCACGATGGCCGATGCCCAGAAATTGAGGCCCGCGAGTTGGTTATACGCGCCGCCGCCGGCGATATACGCCGGGAGCGTCATGTTGGCGATCGACGAAACCGGCGCGGGCGTTTGCGCCGCCGCGGCGATCGCACACGCGAGAATGGCGAGGAGTTTCATGGGGCTATGTGCCCCAAACAGCGCACAGAATACGGATGATTAGGATGATTAGATTGATCACGGGTCCCTTCCTAGCGCGTCATTCGACAATTTCTATTGCTCCATAATTGAGGACGATGAGCCTTGAGGCCTATACCTGCGCCGCGTGCGGGTTGACCTTCTTCAGCCCCCGGCCCGAAGCCGAAGCCAGGGCCGAGGTGAGCGTCGTGTTCGGCTGTCAATGGGACCCCACGGACGTGCGAGTGTGCGAAGACTGCTACAAGCGGCTGATGAGAGCGGCGAACAGCTAGCGCAGCCGCACTGGCGTGCCCCGCCCCGCCGGCTGCGGGCCGCGACCGTAGTAACTGACCACGGGCCGGGTAATGTCCACTTTCGCTTTGGGCTTCGTCATCTGCATCATGCCTATGAAGCTGAGCGCATCCGCGAACACCATATCGTCGTGGCATCCCTGCGCGTGTTCGGCGCGCCCGTTCGGCTTGATCACGAACGTGCGACATTCTTGCGCCAGTACCGGGTCGCGGATGTAGATCGACATCTGGCGAATGGCCGCATCGTACCAACTGAGCATCTGGGGCCGGGTGACAGCCGTGGTGCGCCAGCCGATCTTGTCGACCCTCTCTTTGGGGTCGTCGTCGCCGGCGCGCAGCCGATGGTAGATCAGGTAAGCCGGATAACCGGCCACCAGCATGGCGTCGATGGTGGCGATACCCGTGTTGTTGCACTCGGGAATCTGGCACGCCATGTTGTAATATCGACCGAGGAGCGCGAGATACCTTCCGAATTCCGCAGGTTCCATCCTGGCTCTGAGCGTGGCCGCCTGGTCCCCGGTCTCGCGCTCGCGGACGATGGCTACGGCCCAATCCGGATCCGCTTCCCCTTTCCCGTCGTTCGCGTCGATGCCCTCGGCCGAATCCGAGCCAATCACGTAGGTTTTGCCGGGGTCCGCTTTGCGGAAGAGGGTGAGCTCCCCGCGTTCCCGCGGGAAGAAGGCGATACGCGACGAACCCGCATAAGTCTGTTCTTCGAGTCCGCCCACCACCGCATCATGGACGAGCGGCATTTTGTTAATGTGCTCGTGCGAGAATCGCGGCCGTCCGCTCGATAGAAACCCTTCTTCAAAGTTGCCCGGGTACTCCTGGCGGAATAACGTTGCATCGCCGTTCAACTTGTTCGCGATGCACCAGCGGCGCCAGTGGAGCTGCTCCAGTTGCAGCTTGTACTGCCGCATCATCTCGCGTTCTTCGCCGTTCAGTGACGCCTGGAATTTGCCCGGATCGCCGATTGGCCGCGTATACTCGGGGTGTTCATGCCACGCAAAAAAAAGGAGGTCCCATTCGCTATCACCGTTAGCTGCGCTGAGGCAAAGACGATGAAACTCGTTACCGACGCCGTTCGGGCTGCTCTCGACGACGACCATAGTGTCCGGGTCGTCTGGCACAGCGGCCATGACCGCCGCCATGGTGGTCTTAAGATCTGCGTAATAGGCGGCCTCACTGAAGTGGACGCGCCGAAGGGAAAATGAACGCCCAATGGATAGGTTGCGCGTCGTGTGGCACTTGATCCAGGAGCCGTTCGCGAACTCGATTGAGCTGGTGGTGTTGCCGGAGCCCGCAAGCGCCGGCAGCCCGACTGATCTAAGTTCCTTCTTGGCGTCGGGGAACGGCACGTAGTTATCAGCGAAGTGCTGATAGTAGGACATCAAATTGAGGCCCGTCGCCTCGTCGTTGGCGAGCACCATGGTGTGCTGGCCTGGCATCGACATCGTCCCGTGGAAGAACTGCGCGGCGACGCCCATCGAGATCCAGACCTGGCGCGCTTTGGGGACCACGATGCGAACGGGTTTCCGCAGCTCCTGGCAGCGGCGTACGATGGCGTCTAGCTTTGCCTGGGCTGGCCCGAGGATCATCGGCACCTTGACGCCCAACTTGTTTTTGACCTTTAGCGATTGTTGACAGAATTTCGCGTGGTCCGCGTAGTCGCGCCATGGGTGATGACCACGGCCTGTAACTTCGAAGCTCATGGTGCTAAATTCGACCTATGGGTGCAGACCCCTGCCTTTGGCGGCAAGCCCGAGGCTACGCCCCGGCTGCTAGTTAGTGCTGGCAGCCCGGGGCTCGGTTGGACGAAGGCTTACGCCGCTTTGTCCAGCCCCATGCCCCACATCGACACCCGCGCTCCCAGTTGAGAGCGAGCCGACGCCAGCTTCGCCCGCGTCCAGGGGACTGAGCGCATCAAGTTCGCAGCCGTTTCGATAAGCGAAACCCCTGCGACGAATGCCATAAAAACCCGCCGCTCATCGATGTCAAGTTCGGCCACCGCCTCGTCGAGTAGCCGCGCCTGCTCGCGCGTGGCCGCGGCCGCCTCGGGCAGAGGAGCCCGGTCGATGGGTATGATGAGCGGGAGTTCCCGCTTGGATGTTCCGCCGGTTAAGTTCTGGACGAAGTTGAGTTGCTCGAGCGAGGTCATAGTTTCATCGCGGTATGCGGAACGCTTGTGCGCGTCGATCATCGCGCCCCGGACCCGGAAGTAGGCGTAGTGCTCGAAGACGCCCTTGGTTGTTTCGTAGCGGTCTGCGGCTTCGAGCAGTCCGACGAAACCGGCTTGCTCCAGATCCTGAATATCCACGTGGGTCATGGAGCGGTGGACCGTCTTCGCGATCTTGATGACCACGAAGGCGTGATCGAGGACGAGCTTCTCGCGCTTCTTCTTCGCCCGAGCGGAACGGGTGCTCCACTCTTTACGGGTTAGCTCGATGGGTTTCGGCATTATGGCTACTCCTGGCTGGACGTGAGTTTGCGCGAGCGATACAGGGTCGTGATCTCTTCCCACGTGAACTGTGTTGTTTCCTCTGCCTGCGCTTCCTGCACCTTGCCTTGCGCGAGCGTAAGAAGCTCTCCGTAGCGCTCGACGGCGCGGAGGCGGGCGATCGCATCCCCGTGCCACTCCCAAACGTCCTTGCCCGTCTTGACGGACTTCTGCGCGCCGAAGCCTTCGAGGACCACGCGAACGGCCGCGGTAGCCATCTGTTCGAGCTTCTTGCGCTGCGGTTTGAGCGCCTGGGTAACGAGAAACTGGGTTTCGGGCTCGGCGGCGATCCGCTGGACGTTGCGCGTGGTGGTGCCGGCCGCCCGGGCGATGGTGCGCGGTTTTTGCCCTGCAACTACACCCGTGGCGACGACGCGCCGGCGCTTCGCTTTCTCAGCGTTATTTACTGTCGGCATCCGCCCACACCATGGCGTCGGGCGGAGCTTGGGCGATTCTCTGCTCGCAGAACTCGGCGTGCTCGCCGCTACCGAACGCGCATCGCTCGCAGCAGAACGCGGCGCCGGGGCGGTAGGGGTTCGAGTGGTTGCCGTCCGCCATTACGCCGCCCTCAGCATGTCTTCGACGGTCGGCGGGATGCGTCGGTAGCTGCCATCCTCAACCACGAGATACCGGCGGTGGCCAGTCATTTCGATTACGGTGTTGGGCTTGTGGCCCGTGTGCAGCTTGCCGCGGTTCGCGTGAGCGCGCCGCTTGATCGCCGCCTTGCTTTGGCCGCACCCGAAGCCCTTACGTTCCCGGTCCGCGACAACCTCCATCATCCGGTTGTGCGCGCGTTCCTCTTTGGTCGGCCGCTGGTTGTTCGCCATTACGCCGCCTTCGGGTACGCCGGCAGTTCCGCCGCGTGCAGCGGCACCACGGTCAGGGTCCGGTAGCCGGAGCGTTCCTCGTTGACGAACGTGTGTTGCGCGCTCTTGGCTACGTGCTTGTCGATGACGCCGAAAGGCATCTCGATAACGGCGATCAGCCCGTCCAATCCAAGGGCATTCTTGAGTAACTGCCAGGCTTTCCTCTTATTGGTGAGGGTGCGCTCGTTGCGCCGCGGGCTCAACTGGATCTCGTAGAGGTTGCCGCGCTCGACAACCGGCACGTCTCCGGGTCCGTTCCTGTGCTTGCTCTCGATCTCGTCCTTGAGGCTCTTGGCCAACGCCTCGTCGGGCTCGGCGAGCGCCAGGCGACGCTTCACTTCCCCATACAAATCGATCTTGGCTTTCCATGCCAGAGCATCTTCTGAGGGGGGGCGAATGCAAACCACCTTGGCCATGACTAAAAGCTTAAGTTAGCAATTGATGTAGTATCTAGTACACTTTAGGTAGGTATGATTATCAGTACTGTCCGTCCTTGAGGCTCACGCCGCGAGAGGAGTTGCTCCTTATCGCGATCGCCGAAGCCAAAAGCAACAAGCAGATCGCGTACGAGCAGGACCTCTCCATAGCGACGGTGAAGGTCTACGTCAGTAGGCTGATTGCCAAAATGAGAGTGGATAACCGGGTGGGGCTTGCCAAGCTCGGACAATGCCGCGCGTGCCGCGCCGGTGCTCCGCTCGACCGGCTCAAGAAGCAACTCCAGGAAGACAAGCTAACTATCGCCCAGGCCCGCGAGTTGCTGATCCTGGTTCTCGGCAGCAAGGGATGCCCCGAGACTTCGAGGCTTCCAAAAGCGGCGTAGGTTGAATGCGGCGGTCCAGCACGACGGGCCGCCGCGTTAATTCGAAAGCGATTCCAGCCGGTTTGCTGCGCCACTCCTGCAGCTCGGGACTTCGCCGTCCAGACAGCCGTACTCTGGCCCAAAAATCCGGGCATGCTCCTTTTTATTTTGCCTTCGGCTGCCGGCTGCCGCGTTACTCTGGCGACTCAGTAGTGCTCCCGCTTCCGACGCGGACACACCGCGCCTGAAACTTGATTACGGCGTACGAGGCGATCCGAATTCCGAATCGGACCGCCTCGTGAACATCGCCGCCTCGGACACGACTCACGTGCGCCCGAAACCCTAAAGCGACATGGAGGCGCGATCCCCATTGGAGGAGCAAAGGACCAACGCCTCCCGACAACGGCTCACTAACAAACCGCGCCTCCGACCGTCGCTTCGCCTGGGCCGCACGCTGACCGAGTGAGGCCCGGCAAACTCGTTTAGCCCTTGCCTGCGCCCACCGCGCCGGTGGCCGCGTGGCCGAGTGCGATAGTGGAGGCCATCTGCGGTATGCCCGTCGTGGACTCCTGCTCCCATCTCTCAGCCTCCGCCGGTCCAGCCAGGCGGGCGGTGTGGTTGTTTTTCTCCAGGTTCGTCAACAGCGTGGTGGCGCGGATCGTGGGCGTCGAGCCCTGCGCCGCCGCGGAAAGAATCTGATCCAAAGTTTTCATCGTAGGTGTTTCTCCTTCCAGCCTGCATTACAACACGGAAACTAAGGCCCAGCACTACCGGTACTGGATCTCCGCCTTGTTATGCCGATCCTTCGCGGGCGCCGGACGCCATCAACATACTGAAAATTGGACGTTGGGAAAACAGTCCGCCTCCCCCTATCCCGGACCAAGCGCTCGCAGATGACCTATGCAAAACTGCTGCAGCGCGTCGACCCGCGTTCGCGGTCGCCGTTCGAATGGCGCGGTACGTTCCTGCGACCCGGTACCTGGATACTCGAAAGCGCGTTGTGGCCAGATGGCAGCTACCCGCGCACTCCGCTGCTCGTAGAGCATGCGGGCGCCGAGAACCCGGGTAAGGGCTGGAATCGCCACAAGAGCGACGACACGGTCATCTTGTGGCGCTATGATCGCGCGGCCGGCGAGTTCGTCGAAGTCGGCCGAGTCCACGCGCCTCCCGGGTTGCTGTGGGCGCATCTCCTCGAACCGATGGTCCGCGACTCCCTGGCACGCGATGCCGGCGACGTCCCCGCCCCGGACCTGACGCTCGTTCGCGAGCGCATCGTGCGCTTCCTCGCGGCGGAATTCGACATAGTCCCCGAGGCCGACCGAAGTAGGGTGCTCACGCTGGTGCATGACGAGCTCGCCGTCCGGATCGCGGAATGGGGCGACGGCATATTGGGCGGGTTGCCCGCGCCGCGGCCGTCGCGTGTCGTCTGAGTAGTACTATCCGAGCCCGCTGAAATCAGGTTGCAAAAAAAGGGCTTGCGCGGAATCAAGTCTCAAGATAATTTAGATAAGATGACTATGGAACAACGCAAGGCAATGGGACGCAAAGGCGGATTAATCGGAGGCCCAGCGCGAGCCGCGATCTTGACGCCCCTCGAACGCATCATCATCGCGCGAAAAGCCGGAAAAGCCGCGGCAGCAAAACGAGGAGGCAAAGCGCCGGCCGGCGCTGGGCGCAAAACCAACGCCGAGCGCGAACGCCTCAGATTACTGGAAAGTGTGGCCTAAAACCCGTGATAGGGTGTAAACCAGTGCCAATTGGGTCACAGTCGCCGAACGCGACATGCTGTATGTTATCGGAACTAGGCGAGGGGAGGAACGCCCCCTCCATCGCCAGATTCCTGACGACTTCAGAGCACGTGCCCCAAGTTGTCCGTCCGCCTCCAGCGTCCGCCGATGTACTCGGACGCTGCCATCCCGTCGAAAGAATATCAGCGTGCCGAGTCGGAGACCCAACGCCGAAGGCTCTCGCGAGCTGACAACCATTAGCCCGCGTACCTTTAGATATTGAGCTATTAACGACGTTGAGTCAAGGAACTTGCAAAAAGTACTAGTACCTTGGAGACTCGAACGTTGCCTACCCCACTCCCCTCCCCAGTAGCACAGTCAGCAGAAAGTACTAGTAGTACCAGCGACCTGAAACGCCTGGCCGCCGAAGCCGAAACGCGAATCGACGAGCTCATCGCGAGGTTTCGCCAGCTCGAACTCCAGGAGCGGGTCGAGAGAGACCGCCGCTGGCTTGAGTTTCAGAGGCTGGTCGCGGAACACTATTCCCACCCCAAAGACCATCCCGAGCTGCACGGACTAAACGACGCGATCGCCGAGGAAGTGCTTGAGATGTCCGAAGGAGGCTCCCGATGAGCGCGCCACGGAAGGGCTACTACTGTCCAACATGCCACGGCTCCGGTAAGGTCGATCGCGGCAACGGCACCACGAAGCCTTGCGACTGCACCGCTGGCTTGATCGAGCGGGCACGGCGCAAGTCCAAGGCCGCGGGAGGCGCCCGATGAGCGCGCCCAACGGCAACGAAGACGCCCTCGCTCGCGCCCTCGACGCGCAACTGGCAGTAGTCCGGGCAATCACCGGGAGAACCCGTCTCAAACGCACATCGGAGGCAGAGATATCGCTGTGGACTGTTTGCCGTGCCGCTTGCTTGTCGGCAGGGACGGTACTAAGCGCGGTCGAGGAATTGGAGCACCATAGCGTTATCAGAAGGAGACGGGACAAGAATTATCCGTTCCGGCCGCCGATTTATAGCCTCGCAGTTCGTGAGCCGGAAAAGGCGATCCGCGCCATGAGCTTGCGCCACGCAGGAGGCGCGCAATGAGCACCAGCGCCAAGCCCGCGCCGACCTACGAAGGCCTCCCCATGAAGCCCACGGAACTGATGTTCGCGATGGGCTCGAAGAGCGGGGGATTCGATCCGTTCCCACCGGACCAGTATCTCTGTTTTAAAACGTCGAAGGACGCGAAGCAGAAGGCGCTGGCGATCGTTCGCGAGCATACCCTTAGCCAACATCGCCGCGCTCCTTTTATGGTGGATAAGGACGGCAATCCGATTGGGCTGGCAGGATTTGCCAAGCTGGCAGGATTGCAAGAGAGCCACGCAAGCGAGGTGCTGACCGAGTTGGAAAGGGATGGGTTGATCCGACGGGAGAACCGGGGAGGGGCTGGGTTACGCATCTATCTATGCGCGGAGGTGACGCCTATGAATGATCCGCCAGAACCGGATGAAAAAGATAAAGGAGATATAAACGATTTTCCCTGTACAGAGTTTTTGACCACCTACCAACTCAATGAATTCAACAAGTTAACACCTGAGTTACAAACGCAGGCCAACGCCAAAATCATGGATTTTGAGGAGTGGGCGGACGACGTTGAGGCGGAAGTCATGGCGGCAGCGCGACTGAAAACGAATGCCAAACGTGAACAAGTATACCTCGAATTCGGGCTTCCAGTCAGGAAGCTCAAGCCCGTCCCGAACAAGAGGGAAAAGCCGCGGCGATGCGCGGTCCAGATCGAGCTATTCGCCGAGTCAGGACAAGCGGAAGACGCTGACTCTGTACAGGGAAAACAGGACTCTGTACAGACCGACGAAAAAACTTTGTACAGAGCCCCGGACGACTCTGTACAAAGCCCCCGCGCGGGGCTATCTATTAATACAGAGGAAGAGACAGAGAATACTCTTACGTCGTCGTCGTCGTCGTCTATTGTAGATATCAAAGTTCCATCATCATCATCATCTTCCTCTGAGCCCGAAGTACCGATGATGATGATGGACATAAATCTATCTGAGATGGCGGAGATCGCGGAAGCCGTCGCTGTACACAGCAACGCCGGCAACGACTGGGTAATCTCTCATCTCATCTCCGAGCCCCGCGCCATCGCTCCGGATGCCGAGATCGTGGAGATTATCGAGCAGATCCACGCGAATTGGGACGCAGCCAGCAAAAAGAGCAACCCGCTTGGCTATCTCGTCAAATGCGTAGCCAAGGCGTTTAGCCCGCTCGTGCTCGCCTCCCGCCGCGCCCGAGCGCGCGCAGCCCCGGACGATGAGCAGGCCTACTGGGACGCTTTTAGACGGCGTACGGGACTGTCAGCTACGGAAACGCCGGCGAAAGGAGGCGGGTGATGGTCGGCAACAACAGCAATCTCACCTTTTGCGAGGCTCAATTGAAGCGTTTCTCGGCCTTCTGGAGGCTGGACGATGTAGCCCTGGCAGAGCTTCTGAATGTGCTCGTCGTTTCGGCGGAGTCCCAAGCCCAGGCAGAAGCCTGGGTATCACGGAGGCTGCTCGAAAGCAGCGAGTGGCCGAAGCCCGCGGACTTTGCGCGTTACGCCACGGAGTTTAGGGACGAGAAACGCGCCCAAGTGCCGTGGAAACCGGATCCGCCGCCGCCATCGGACGGGCGTACGTGTCGCGCGTGCGGTGGATGGGGCTGCGTGCAGCTAAACGGCAAGTGGCAGTACTGCACATGCGCCGATGCGAGGGATTTACACCTGAAAGTCCCTGGCTACATCGACTTCTGCAATTCCCTCAAGGCAGCCCCGGCCGGCAGGAAAAAAGAGCTACGCCATGCGTCCGAGGTCATGGGCGCGGTAATCGCCAATATACATTCGGAGTAAGCCGAGCCGCCGGCATCGCGGCAGGGCGCCACGGGGGACCGATTGGAAAACGGGCGTTGCGTGGCGCCCATACGAGCGCGGCGGTGTTCAGGGTCCTGTTCCCGCCGCGTTTCCAAATGGGAGGTTGTTATGAAGATCCTGCCGCTGAACAGTTGGGAGCAATTGAAGAAGCATGAGTTTTTCACGGAGGATGAGACGCTCGCGATCTGTAAGGCGGTCACGGGCGAGACGCAGCGAGGCTTTGTGATCGACGAGAAGCAGCTCTCGCCCGAGCTGTGGGAGAAGGTGAAGTTCTATTTCCTTGAACCGGTGCCATTTCCCGCGCGTGTCGCGAGGGCGGGAGGTGCGTCATGAGGGGCAAGCAGGCCCAACTCTTTCCGGCCCCGCTTGCGGCGCCGCCCGGAAAAACCCCAAGTCAGGCGCGGATGCCGGATATCCCTCTCCCTGGCTTGTCGTCGGCCGTCGTGGGCGCTTGGATCCGCTTCGGCGGCGCGTACCATGCGCTGCAGTTCCGCGGGCGCGGGGGCGTGACCGCTTTTTGCGGTCGCCTGGCCGCGTACGAAGAGGTGGTAAGTCTGCGGCCGCCAAGCCAACAGCCGCGGAAGGTTTGCAACGTCTGCCTGGACCTGGTCCCTGGGGCGCCGGCGAAGATGTGCGAGAGAGTCGCATGACGAACGCGACTCCCTCCACGTATGAGTTCGAGTGCCCCTGCGGCGCGAAGATCGAGACGCAGACGCCCTCCGCGGCGACGAGGTATCGAGAGATTGCGACAATCCAGCGCTGCCCGAGCTGCAACCGGCTGTGGTGCATCGGGTGGGACTACGAGATCGTGGAGATCGTGAAGGAACAAGACTCGGCCTCATGCTGAACCAAACTCGGCCTCAGTGTGAACCAACCGCATATTCCTCGCACGAGAAAACCTACCTATAAACGACAGAAAAGCGGCGCCCGTCGAATAGTCGGCATGAGCGGGAACGCCAACAAAACCCACTAAAACCGCGCTCAACCGCACGCTACAGTGCAAAACTGAATCATGCCAGCCACCCAAACAAAAGACTTACACCCACATCCACCCCTTCAACCGCCCGAAGTAATCATATTGGGT